GCCAAGTTGTAGAGATAGCTAATAAATCATTATTAAAAGCTGGTGAAGATGTTAGCCAAAAGAAACTAAGAGCTAGATTTATTGCTGAAATAGATGACAAGACAACTAAGATGTGTGATGGTATGAATGGAATGTTATTCTATGTTAATGATTGGAATAGATTTTATAGATATAGTGCTGATGATGGTAGAGATGTTCTATATACTATTAAAGGACTAGAAGTAGGGGCTAATTTACCTCCTATCAATAATCATTTCCATTATTGTAGAAGTACCATAACATATCTAACTGAAATGAAGTATAATGAACTCTTAGCCGAGTATAATCAATTAAAAAGGATAATACCTACTGAAATCCCTGATAACATTGAAGAATACGCTAAATTGAGGTATAATAATAGCAATTATTATGAAGAAACAAAACTCAAAGAGGAGATAGGTAAACATTATAGAAAAGACCTAGAAATAGGAGAAAAGAAGAAAACTCTATCATTTAAAGATTATTATGATAAAGTAAATGATACAAGAGAATATCTTAATAATGTTCAAGCTAAAGGTTTTGGGACTATTGGTGAAGTTAAACTACATACCATTGATAGAATGATAGATAGAAATATCGCTAAGGAAGATGTAAAGAGTATCTTAGAGAATCCTGAAAATAGTTGGTTTAGTCCTATCAATAATAGTCAAGTGTTCTTTAAAGATAAAAAAATGGTTGCTATTGATATTGAAGAATTAAGTATTAAGACAGCTTATAAGGGAAGAGGTAAGAAAAATGAATAATCCAAGAAAGATATTATCTAAAGAAGATATTAAATTACTTGAATCAAATAATATTGTTGTACCTGATAAAGAATTGAATGATAAAGAATGGGATAAATTCATTGTTCAAATAGCAATCAATTTAAAACAAGAAGAATCCGAAACAATAATAGATAAATTAGATGACAGCACTAAATAAGGTGCTGTTTTTCTATGCTACTTTATAGGTAGTATATCAATAATAAAAAGATATTTATGATATTGAACTTATCTTGTGTTAAGAGAGGTCATACCAGTTGGAGAACATATACTCAATTAAATATCAAACACTATTGTTGATATAGTGCCTATAAGATAGACACTAAATAATGATTATTAAGAGGAATGATAGCTACATTCCTTTTTTTAATGCCTTTCTATTGTGGCTCAACAATGGGAATATTTGTGTGAAGCAATGAGCTGGGGACTTATTTAAGTAAATGGCTTGGGGCTAAAGGAGGAATAAGAATGGACGCAAATAATAACGCTGGTGTAGTTGAGAACAATAATCAACAAAACCAAAACACAGGTGCTGATGTTCAAGTACCTAAAACTTTTGACGAAATGTTAAAAGAATCTAATTATCAAAGTGAATTTGATAGAAAAGTCCAAAAGTCTTTAGATACAGCTAAGGCTAAATGGGAAGCTGAAATGGAAGCTAAACAAAGTGAAGCCGATAAGCTGGCTAAGATGAAAGAGGACGAAAGAAAAGACTACGAGATAGAAAAAGCTCGTAAGGAAAAGGAAGAGGCTGAGGCTAGATTAAATGCTTATGAATTAAAAGAAGAGGCAATTAAAATGGCTAATGCTCCTGAAACTCAGGTAGATGTTTCATTGTTAAACCTTATTGACTTTAGAAACATTAAGGCTGAACAAGTAGAGCCTACTATAAAAAATATTAAAAAAGTTTTTGATAGTGCTGTTGAAAATGAAGTTAATAAGAGATTAAAAGAAACAACTCCTAAGACCATTGTTAATCAAAATAACAGCGGTACAAAGAAAAGTATCCCTAATGTATTTTAAGGAAAAGTAAAGGAGGAATGTTTAGATGGATACAAGTAGATTAGGTGCGTTAAGCATTGAATTATTAGGTGAAGAAGCTAAGGATAAATTAGCGGAAGAATACGGAAAGGTAATTGATAACATAGCAACTGAGACAGTAGCAGGTAAATACTCAAATAAAGATTTGAGCGGTGACCCAACAAGTGGTAGCGTTGAAGCTAAGAGATTTGCTAATGTTAAAGGTCAAAAATATGGAACAGCTAGAAAAGGTGGAGCTGGGCAAAAAGTAAAAGCTCAAAATGTAGTTGTGCCTATTGATGATGAAGTTGAATACATTGAAGAAGTTGAAGAAAAAGACTTAAAAATGTATGGTGTTGGAGGTTTAATTGAAAGAAGAACAGCTAATCACGGAATGGTAGCTGGAATTGATAATGATGTTAAATTTTTCCAAGCTATGGCTGATGAGGGAACTGAATTTAGTTGTGCTGAAACAACAATCAATAAAGTAGTAAGTAAAGCTATTACTACAATGAGAAAAACTAAGAATGATTTTGTAAATGGTGTACCATTACAACTAATTAAAGTTGCATTTAGTGAGGACGCTTATGGAGATATTAGAGATTGGTTAGATGAAACTGCTAAGTCTAATATAGATACTTCTATTGGTGAAGTTGGAAGATTCCATGGAGTTGATGTATTTAGTACTGTTAATATTCCTGATGGATATGATTTTATGGTATTTATTGATGGTGCTGTGGCTCAACCTAAACATCCAGTAATCTATAATCCAGCTCAAATAGGTTTATCTAAGGCTATTGGATTTGGTTTATTCGTAGATATGGGTACTACAGCTGTTACACCTGACTTAATTTTATGTAAAAAAACAGCTAATGCTTAGTTTATAAAACGATAAAAAAGAATGGAGGAATAAAAATGAAATCGTTTAAAAATAAAAAAACAGGAGTTATCTTAACTCCGAAAAATAAGTGGGTAGAGGAACAATTAGAAGCTAATAAAGAGTACGAAGTAGTAGGTGCTAAAGCTTCTACTAAAACTACTGATAATAAAAAGGCTATTAAGGATATGAATAAAAAAGAATTAGTAGCTTATTTAAAAAACTTGGATATTGACGCTAACGAAGATATGAAAAAAGATGATTTATTAGCATTGATTCCACAAGAATAAAAAATAGAATTGGAGGGTAATAGAATGAATGAAAAAGATAAGGCTAATATGCTTGAAAGATTAAAAAGTGATATTAGTGTCAATTTCAAAGTTGGAGATGATAGTGTATTATCAGGATTCATAGATGATTATATTTCTATTGCCTCCGACAATTCTAATCGTAGAAAAAATGATACTAAATTATTTCCTTATGTGTATGAGGCTGTTAAAGAAGCATATCACAGAAGAGGTGATGAGGGGAGTTCTTCTTCTAATGAGGGAGGACTTTCATCAACCTATGTTGATATAGTGGACAAGCTAAAAAAAGATGTAAGGACAATAAGAATTGTAAGATAAGGAGAGTGATAAAATGCCAAAATTTAAAGAAAAGAAAACAGGGATAATTTATAACATTACTACTCCAACAATAGTAGAAAAATATAGAGAAGATAAAAGATATGTTGAAATTAAAAAAAATAATTCTAAAAATTTAGGGTCAGAAGAGGAAAATAAAAATGAAACTCAAAAACTTAATTGATTGTTGGATTTATGAGTTAGAAGAAACTAAAAAAGATGGTGAAACATCTAAAAAGTGGAAGTATAAGGATTTTAAAAGACTCAATGTTCAACAAGATATTAATGAGCTAGATAGAAATTCGGCTGGCTTAATAGACTATGACAAAATAAAAATAAGAAATGATTGTAGTATTAGTTTGAACAAAAACGATGGAATATCTTTATTTGAACTAGAACTTGATGAAAATGGTTATACTTTGAAAAGTCCACAATATAAAGTAGTGTCTTGTCCTAAAGTGGGAAAAACTACTACTTATACATGTGAAATATATCACGGAGAATAACTATGTTAAGTTGTCAGATTAAAAGAAAAAAGCCAAAAAAAGATATTATAGATCAAATAGAGAGTACTATACCAGTTGCGATGAAAGAAGTTATGGAATATGCTCAAAAATTAGCACTAAAGCATAAAAGAGGTAGTAAGGATAGTAATTTAATATTATTTGAAATAACAATCAAAGATAAAGAGGTTACAGGTAGACTTTATACTAATTTTGATTTTGCTTTATTCTTGGAATATGGAACAGGAACAGAAGCGGAAATGCCACATATAGGTCATACTGAGACGTTTAAAAAGAGTGGATATACTTATTGGTTTTTACCAAAAGAAGTAGCAGATAGTAGAGGAGCTGAATTTAGTCCTCAAAGACTTATTAATATTCATGGAAAATTATTTTATATAATGTATGCAACTAAACCTTATCCATTTATGCGTCCTACAGCATTTGACTTAGAAGATAGTGCTATAAAAATATTTGTAGAAGCATTAAGAAAGGGATTGAAATAATGATATATGAATTAAGTATAGAAGATTTTACAAGATATACAGTAAGACAAGTAGAAGAATTGGGTAATGTTACTTTATCTAATCCTGATACAGAAGAAAAGTTTCCAGTATCAGTTATTAGTAATCCTATGCAATCTATAAAAAGAACAGAGAATAATATTCCAATTCTAACTAGACTTTCTATTACTGTAGAACATTGGACAAACTCAAAGTATGAGTCTATGCGTTTGTTTCAAGAAACTAATAAACTATTAAGAAAGAGCAATTTTGCTCAGATTGGCTCGCCCATTGATATTTATGATGAAATTACTAAAAAGCATAGATATGGTGGAAGATATGAAGTTAATTATAATGGATTAACGAACTCATTTGAAAGAATTATTTAGACATAGCAATATGTCTTTTTTATTTGTGAAGAAAGGAATGATAATATGGAAAATATAGTAA